TCAGCTGCTCTATTAAAACAGGCACAGGATATTAATATTAGAAACCCTCTAACAGCTATGGATATTACTTCTGGTCAGAAGTTTATGGCTATGGCTGGTATGGGGTTTGAACAGATTAAAGGAGCCGTAGAACCTGCTGCTCAGTTAGCTGCTATCTTTAGTATGCCTATGGGTCAAAAAGGAGGTACTGCAGACTTGATGACTAATGTCATGTCTATGTATAACCTTGATCCAAGTAAAGCTAAGAATGTAGCCGATATTCTGGGTGTTGGTGTAACTTCTGCTAATACCAGTATGCAAGATTTGGCACAGGCAGTAAAATATGCTGGAGCAACAGCTAGAATGTCTGGATTGGGTCTTAAGGAAATGGTAGCTTCTATTGGAGTATTAGGTAACAGTGGTATTCAAGGATCTATGGCTGGTACTGCTTTAGCTAATGCTTTAAATATGTTCAACAAAGCTTTATCAGGTCAATCAAAAGGTGGAGCTAAGACATTGAAAGCTTTAGGATTAACTCCTAAGGATTTAACTACAGCAGAAGGTCATCTTAAGTCTATGGCAGAGATTATTCAGATTATCTCTGATAAGACTAAAGGTATGAACTCTGTAGATATGTATCAGACTTACTTTAACTTATTTGGTCAGAGAGGTATTAGAGCTATGTATTCTTTAGTACAGGATTATCAAAATAATGGTAATTATTTCCAAATTATGGAAAAGCTCAATCATGCTTCTGACGGTAAAGGTTGGACTGGTCAAACTATGGAGGAATATATGAAAACTCCAGAAGGTTCTATAAAAATGTTAGAATCTTCATGGGAAAACTTGAAGGTGACTGTAGGCCAATCTTTGAATGAAGTATTTATACCTTTCTTCAATAATATCTCATCACTATTACAGATTTTCAATAGTTTTGCTGGTACAGGTTTAGGAAAGATACTATTAGGTGGAACTACCTGGCTAACTGGATTTATAACTCTTAGGGCTATCTTTGGATGGTTGGTAATGGGAGCTCGTAGAATATCCCAAAATACCTTCAGGATGGGTACTTCTTCTGGAGTTATGAAAACTAACATGCAAGCCGCTAATATCTCTACTCAGCAAATGGAACAACATCTATTTGCTAGTTTACAGATATTAACTAGAATGGCTACTGTACAGGGAATGTCTACAGGTATTGGTATGACAGGTTCTAAAGGTAATCTTATGCCTTTGAATCCTGGTTATGTAGCTATGATTACTAAAAATGGCAAATTACAATATAGAGTAGCTAAAAATCATAAATCTTTATCAGGAGCTAAGGGAGGAACTATAGTAAGTCCAAGTGAGGCTTTAATGGTAGGAGCTGTAGCTAGTTCTAGAGCGGGAGCTACTGCAGCTTCATCTGTAGCTTCTGCAACTAGATATGGTACCCCTTTATACAGGTCTATCAATAATGCTTTACCAAGGGTATTATCTAGAAGCGTAGCTGTTCCTTTAGCTAGAGCTGGAGCTGGATTAGCTAGCATTGCTACTAAGAGTTTAGGTTTCTTAATGGGTCCTTGGGGTATGGGTCTTTCTTTAGCTGTAAGCTTCTTACCCGGTATATTCAATGTAGTGAAAGATTGGTTTGGAGAAAGTCAAAGTAAAGAACAAGAAGAAAAATCTGCAGAACAGAGACAAGCTCAAAGAGATGCCGAATTAGTTAGGGCTATTACACAAGGTAAATCTGCTTCAATCAGTATTGATTTGAATAATAAGCCTATTGGTACATTCTCTGATGGAGATCATGCAAGTGTTAATATGCCTTCTCCAAACATTGATATGGATGATTATGGTATGTAAAAACTATAAGATATGGCAAGTATTATATTAAAAGGTCGTAAGAAACTAGGCCAAGCATTCGATAAAGTAAATGACTTCACTAGTAAAGATACTGTATCTACAGTACTTACTAGTGAGGCTAATAAGTTGTGGAGAGCTAAGATTTTACTTGATAGAGTAACTAGGCCTGGAGCTAAAGATCATACTGATAAGGTTATTCCTAACAATAAAGTTAAACCTACCTATAGCAAGCCTTCAAAGGGTCAGAGATATTATCCTCTTAGGAAAGGTATGATATCTACTATAAATAAGGAGTTTAGGGAAATAGATGTAAAATATACCAAAGCTCCTGATATAAGTTTTAGGGATAGTAGTGAAAGACAGTTATTAAAGATCAATGGAGATGAAGCTAGAGATATAACAAAACCTCAGATATTAATCTTTAACTGGTTTTCAAACCCTGTACAATATATAGAATTACAAACAGTGCCTAAAGAACTAGAGATTAATTCAGAAGGTACATGGGCAGTTATAAATTCTATGGGTAGAAATACTCCAATGTACCATTATACAGGTTCAGAGACTACTCTACAATTTAGCATATCTTGGTACAGCAATGATAGAGCTAATCCCCAGGATGTATTAGCTAAATGTAGATTATTGGAGATGTGGAGTAAGTCAAATGGATATCAACAATCTCCTCCACTATTACAGATTATGTTTGGAGATTCTGGTATGTTCTCTAACTTACAGAAAGATGGTCAAACTAAAATATCTGAGGGTACTCAGTATTATTGGATATTACAATCTGCTTCATATAAATTATCGGGTTGGAGAAACGATTCCTTAATCAAAGATGATAATAATCAGATAGTTAGAGCTAAGGGTTATGTAAAGGCTAATATGAATCCTTCACTTGCTACTCAAGAATTAATATTCAAACGTACAAGTGCTAGGAATTTATTATATGAGGATATTATAAATCCTGATGTATTAAAGAAAACGAAAGGAATAAATATATGATAGAAGGACCTTATGATAACACTAGAGCTTATCAGTTAGATTATCTAGAAGGAGATTATAGTTTGGAAAGATCTGAGGATATAGATTTTACTTCTAGCGGTATACAACACATAGTAGTAGAAAGTGAAACTCTCCAAAGTATTTCTAATAAATATTATGGAAACTCCTCTAGATGGGCAGATATCGCTGATTATAATGGGATAATAGATCCCTTTGATTTAAGTATAGGAAATTTATTAATCATCCCTATGTAATCATGGTTAAAGCTAAAGTAGTAAATAAAAAGCCTGTTCCTTCTAAAAAGGATGTAAAAGCTCCTTCAGATGTTAAGAAGGAAGATCAGGTAAATAAGGCTAAAGAAGGTAAGTCAGACCCTCATCATTTATTTGAGGGTATGGCAGAACCTTATATAGCTTTCTTTGATCAAACTGGAGGAGCTTTAGTTAATCCTATAACACAGATACCCTTAGGAGCTTATATAACCTCTTTCCAATTAAAGATGAGTGAGGGTAAAGAAGATTATGGTAGTATACAAATAGATACAGGAGATCCAGATACAGTAGATATATCAAATATACAGCCTGGAGATTCTATCATAGTACAGTACGGTTATATATTCCCTACTGGAGAAGTAAGGTCTTCTAAACCTAGAAGGTTAAAGATAGTTGAAGTAAATCAATCTTTTGATGAAACTGGTACTCATGTAGTACTTTCAATAAAGGATTCAGTTACTGACTTAAGACATTCTGTACCTTTTAGACCTGCTGGAGAAGACCATACCTTACTAAAATATATGGAAAGTGGGTTTAATAATGAAGTAGGTATAATCATTGAAAAGTTTGAATAGTATGGCTAATTCAGATACTACTAAAAAAGTCATAAGCAATCAAGCTTATGAAAGTATACAACCTTATACTTTAAAAGATGAACCGGTTGCAAAAAGTACTATACTCTTTGCAAACCGGTATTCTGGCGTAAATGAAGTTAGTGTTACAGATGAAGCTTTGAAGGAGATTTTAGAGAGTACTTTAGGTACTGCTGGTAATAATGTATTAGTGCAATTAAAGAAAAAGTTCACTGCCTTCAAAGATGGGCCTTGGTATATAGATTCCAGAGATGGTATTATATATATACACAATAGAAAATATACCAGAGGAACTGTACATAACTATACTTATCAGAGAGAGAATGGGGAATTATTATCTGCCTCTTTTACTATACAAGAGATATATAAACCTTTTGCTGGGTTAGGAGCTGTAGTTAATGCTATGGATAAAGCTTTAACTCAAGTGGGAGAAGCTATTACCAATTATGAGTTACCTCAGGCAGATATAGATTTACCCACTAGAGGTTTAGTAGATGGTATGTATGGTAATACTAGGATAGAGAATGGCCATGTAATTCAACCCACTGATACTATAGAAAAAACCATGTGGAACAATGGTTATACTAATTCTTATTGGAATTTCTTAAAAAAGAAAGCTGAGATAGAAGGTAGATGGGCAAGTGCTTCATGGGATGCTAAAAAGAAAAGAAGAGAATATGATAAGAAAACTTCTGCTCAACTTAAAAAAGAAAAACAAGATAGAGCTAATAGGGCTTATGGTAATACTAGTAAAACTGATCAATATCAATTACTGATACACAGAGATCCTACTATAGATTTATCTTACAAAATGTATCTACAGTATGCCAATATTCCCGGTGGTGAAAAGTTAGCTCAGTATTATTTAAATGAGGCTACTCAGAAGGCAAGTAAGATTAATTTACCTGCTAAAAATTCAGAAACTTACTGGGGAGAACAACATATAATCCTAAGTACTGGAAGTCAAGATTACATTACAGGCAAAAGTTTAGAATATTTTAAAAATCAACTAGTTAAAAATACTGTATCTAAATGGTACAATAGAGTACATAACTCCTGTAGAATACAAAGTTACAAGGTGACTGATGTTAAATGGGATGTAAGAGATACTACTTTACAACATTCAGCAGCAGATAGGAACGGGATGAATATTAATCCTGTAGGTTACGGTGTTATGAAAAAGGTAAAGGGAACTATATATTTGACTTACTATGGATATGGTCAAGATTCTATATATATTACAGGTTCTCAACTAATACATGACATGATACCTAGAAAAATAGGAGGTCCTAAAAAAGGTCCTTTAAATCTAGGGGGAGCTATGGACGGTGTAAAGAATGCTTTACATAATATGGGTAAAGGAGCTAGAGAGAAACAATTAGTAGCTACTATCAGAGTAGTAGGAAATCCTGATTTAGAGATATCTCAACAAATAGGTTTATATAATGTAGGCAAAAAATATTCTGGAATCTGGTATATAAAAACTGTAACTCATAATCTAGAGTTCGGTCAAGGTTATATATGTGACATAGAGTTACAAAGACAGGTTACCAAATCTAGTGCTCAAGGTACTCATACTATATTAGATACTAAGAAGAGTACTGTAGATAGCGTAAAGCCTAGAGTTACTGCTACTGTGGGTAATAAGCCAAGTGATTTTAGAAAAGCTCCATCAGGTAATACAGGTACTAATCCAAGATCTCCTGCTAATACTCATCCTAGTCATAAACAAGGCTCAGATAGTAAACTATGGCAAGATTGTTTAGACATTCCTTGGACTGCTGAAGAAGCTGCTATCGGAGATAAGATAACAGATCCTAAGGAGAAAGCTAAGTATACTAATTACATAGCTCTCAGACATTATAATAATAAGAAATTCCCTAACATGCCTCACATGAAACAGACTTATATAAAGGTAGACAAGAAGACTGGTAAGATGACGGCTGTTAACAACGGTACATTTGGTATTTTAGTAGATAAGATCCCAAAAGGTAAATATCATTCACGTAACTATTCTGATTCTATGAATAGAAATAATAAGAATAAGAATAAAAACAGATAATACAATGGCAGATTCTTTAATATCTCAATTAGTAGATAATGGAGTAGAATCTATAGGTAGGTTTTATTCCATATATAGGGCAATAGTAACTGATATAGATGATCCTTCTAATATGGATCAATTATTAGTATATGTTCCAGAAGTAAATGTAATGACTTGGGCTATCCCTTTTGGTAGTCATGGTTCAGAAAATAATGGTTTTAGATTATTCCCTTTACCTAAGAAGAATGATATAGTATACGTATTATTTGAAAAAGGTAATCCTGGAAATCCTCTATGGATTTACCATGGTTGGGCAGAGAATCAAAGACCAGAAGATTTTGATGATCCTGATGTATCAGGTATAGTAACTCCAAAGGGTACCAAGGTATTAATCAATGATAGAACTGGAGAGATACATATAGAAGCAGCTACTAGATTATCTATCCTAGCAAAAAGTGAAGAAGACGGTATAGTAATTAGTGCTAATAAGATATTTCTTAACTCTAGTGATACCATAGAGGCAAACCATGGTAAAGAAGAACTGATTAGTATAAATAGCCTAACTGATAAGTTAAATAAATTGGTTAGTGAAGTAGAAGAATTAAGAAATAAATACAACAATCATACTCACCCAGGAGTGAAGACTGGACCTGGTACTTCTGCTCCTACTATTAACCAAGCAGCGAAACCAATATCATCTTTTAATAAAGAAGATTATGCAGATAAAGCTTTTTTACATTAATGAATAATAACATAGGAACAGGAGCTTTATTCCCTATAAAATTAGAGAAGAACTCCAAAGGAGAAACTGGATGGTATCCCCAGGTAGAGGATCCAAAGTTAATAGAGGAAAACTTAAGAGCTATCTTACTGTATGAAGTAGGTTTTAGATTTAGACAAGAAGATTTTGGTAACCGATTAACTCAATGTTTAGAAGAACCAAATACTTTAGCTCTAAACTACATGATACAAAGGTTTGTAATCGAGGCTATATCACTTTATGAGGATAGGATAACCTTAAATAACATTACTACAGTTAGGGAAGATTATAAACTTTCCATAAACATAGAATATCATTTAATCTCTATCAACATAGATAGTTCAGTATTAATAAATTATAACTTAAACTAAAATAATATGTTAACAAACAAATGGACAAACACTTTGAGTAGATCCTTTCAGAATATCCGAGCAGATATGATAGATGCTCTACAAAGTTTTAAGGATAAAGATGGTAGGCAATTAATCACCGATGTTTCTGAAGGTAATATCTTTATTATCCTGATCTCTTTATTTGCAGCTATAGCTGAAGTACTACATTACTACATAGATAATATGGCTAGAGAGACTTTTTTGACTACAGCTCGTAGATATAGTAGTGTAGTAAGACATGCCCTATTAGTAGATTATCATCCTAGATTAGCTAATGCTGCTACAGTAGATGTTATAATTACTAGAGAGTTAGAAGGAGCAAACTCAGGAGCTAAGATTAAAATACCTAATGGTACTGTATTTAAAGATACTTTAGGAAATAATTGGCAGACAGATAAAGATATTCAGTGGGATAATAATAATGCTTCTATTAAGATACCTTTGGTACAACATGAATTATATACTACCTCATCATTAAATGGTAGTTTATATAAAACTGGTCCAATAGGTTTGGACACTAATCTTGGAGATAATAATAAGATTGAACATGATGGAGTACAGTTACAATTAGGTACAGATAACTGGATTCAGGTAGAAACTTTTGCTTATAGTAGTCCTACTGATAAACACTTTATGGTTACTTCTGATGAAGCTGATAATCCTATACTTGTATTTGGAGATGGTAAGTTTGGTAAAATACCAGATCCTAACCAGAAGATTACTTTAAGCTTTTATATAACTAAAGGATCTGCAGGTAATATAACTAAAAACTCTATAGTAAACGTACCTTCTGTAATAAGTAGCTTAGTGCCTAGTGCTACATGCAATAACCCTTATTCATCTGGAGATGGCTTTGATTATGAAGACATCGAAATGCTAAGATCTCATGCAGCTATGCAAACTAGAACTATGAATATGTTAGTAACTAGAAATGATGTATTGGATGTAGTTAGATTAGTACCAGGTGTAAAAGAAGCTGTTTTAGAGGAGATCCAAGGTAAGGCTCTTAATGTGTATATATCTCCTATAGAAGGTAATACTCCAGCCTCTAAGTTATTATTAGATAAGGTATCTGATATTTTGGCTAGTAAGAATATGTTAGCTAATACCATAAAAGTATATTCAGCAGGAGTGTCTAATATACATTTGGTATTAGATATTACAGGAAAACCTTCTTATAAAGATAGCCAAATATATCAACAAACCTTACAGGCTTTATTAGATAAATACTCAGGTAATAATGTTCATTTAGGAGGTAGTGTTAGAATATCTGATATATATGCTTTAATCGATAATTTACCTTCTGTAGATTATCTACATATAACTAAATTCTATGTATCTCCATGGCCAAAGATAATAAATGGAGATACTCAATTAGATCTTAAGATAAACGATATAGAAGAGGTTAAATCCCCTACAGAATATATTATAACTATAGGACAACATAATACCTTTAATATTCGTTCTTCTGAAGGAGGTTTTAGTACTGATAAAGAGATCTCTAACAATATCTTCATAGATGATACCATTAATGGAGTTAAATTCTCTATGGCTATCGTAGGAAATTATAATCCTGGTAGTAGATATCAAATTATAATACCTATGATTAACTCTGATTATAATGAAGAAGGATTTAATCAGATTATTTTTGATGATCCTACCTTATTGAAAACTTCAATACATGAAACGGTATGATGGACCTAAAACATTTAATAAATTATCTGCCTTTCTATTATAAAGAGGCAGATAGTTACAAAGACAGCGATGGGAAAGGTATATTAGAGAAATTCTTAGAAATATGTGGAAATTATTTCTCTAAGAATATTAAAGAACCTGTAGATAATACTCTAGAAAATCTTATAAAGGTAGATGAAAATACTGATTATTATTATCTAGAACTTATATGGTATTGGTTTGGAGAATTTCCCTTTATAAATCCAAACCAACCTTCACCATTGAACTTACAACATCAACAAAAACTTGATATATTGAGATATATTATATCCTTATATAAGATAAGAGGAACTGAGAAATTTTATCAGATAATATTCAAGTTATATAATAATGAGGAAAATGAACTTAAATTAGTATCTATCAAACAGATAAGTCCTGACTGGCTTAAGGATTTTAGAGATGGTACTATTCCTCGTACTAATGTTCCTTCTAAAATAATATGGCCATATTATGATATGAGCCACTTCGATGGAGATTATAATTTAGATGAACAGCAGATATTATCCTTTAATGGTATAGTAGAGTTTAATGTAACTATAAACGAAAACTTAGGCGATATGAAAAAGATTTGGAAATTTATCAAGAACTTCATAGATAGATTTTTACCTTTCAATGTAATATCTAAATTATTATTGAATGGTAAAAACTATGATGAAACATCTTACCATTTTAATGTATATACTTTTAATGGGAGTAAATGGGTACGTAGAGAAAGTGGTACTATTATATCCTTAGATCCAGATGAAGACCTACGAGTTAAAATTGAGTTATTGGATAATTATAATAGGAAAATAAAAGATATACCTTGGTATGGAGATTTATTGTATACTGTAGGTAAAGATCCTAATAATGATCCAAATTATGTAAAAGGTATATCTGAAAAATCTCAGTACTATGGAGAAAGATATTTAAACATAAGCTCAGTATATAGGCCTTCTGATGTAGGAGAAGTGAAGAAGGTTTCTAATACTTATAGGTTTTACTTAGATGATCCTAACAAAGCTTTTACCTTGATTATCTCTAATAGTAAATATCAGAATATTAATTATTATGTCATCAAAATAGGTGAATATGATAAGGTATATGATGGAGAAAATCCTATAACGGTTCCAGTAGAAGCTTATAAGATAGATGGTAATAGTAAGTTACCAGTACATGTAGTTTCTGAATCTTCTGGAGAGGTAAAAGATTCTGATGATACTAATCAATTCATAACTAATTGGGAGATTACAGCAGGAGGAACTTATAAATTCCATATAAAAGAAGATTCTTCTAAGGTTGTAGTAGCAACCATTGCTACTCGGAAGCCTGGATATAGAGTATTATTAGGTTATAAATATATAAAAAGAACCTATTACAATAATACTGCTGCTAGTGAAACTACTATAGATAATCTAGGGGATAAATTGGCTAAAGTAGTATTAGATACTCAGATAGATCTATTAAAAGATGCCGAAATAAAGATATATATAGAATCTGTTAATCATCAGCCAGTTCCTGATAATATGACTGTTACTATAAAAGGTACAAATATTCATTTAAAGAATGGTGAAATATGGAAACCTTTATCAATGGACACCTATATATTCAACGTAGATCAAGGTGATCCAGCCTTAAATAAATCTGCTTTACTAGAGATAGTGGATAAGAGTATACAAGTACAATTCATGAGATATTGGAATGTATATACTAAGGATTATATAGATGATCAGTATAAGCAAACTGGATTATTATTATCTTACGTTACTAATAATAAATACTCGGAAGACTTCTTCAATAATCAAGATAATTCTTCCTATATTGTAACTACTCCAGATGGTAAGACTTATAGGATAGGTACTAGAGAAAATGAAACTCCGAAGGTAGAAGAACAAAGTTTTGTAATAGATCGAGTTCCAGATGTAGAATCTCCTAATAAATATCGCTTAAGGATTACTACTAAGATAGCAGGATTATTCTATATCCAATGCCCATTTAACGATCAAGCTTCATTCAAATGGTATGTAGTAGATAAACGTACTACTAAACCTCGTATAAGTTATCTAGAAATCACTCCTATATCATCAAAGAAATCAGATGATTATTGGATGGGTAAAAGTAGACCAGATGCTAATACCTTTAGTATTACCTTTACTAAAAACAGCCCAGTTACTGAACCTTTCATAGTAAGGCTAGTGGATGATCAGGGTAATACTGTACAAGATTCTAATGAAGAAGTTATTATGGAAACTGTTCGTAGAGATGGTAAGAGTATAACTGAAAAGGTAGATCCAGGTAAGGTATTAACTGTAGAGGGTGTTACTACTTTTAAGGCTTATTTAAAGGATGGTAGAACTTTAGTAGCTAAACTAAACTGGTTACATATAAATGTATTACCTCCTTACATAAACTGGGTAGTTAATGAGTTTGGTTTATTAGATAAATCCGAAAAACCTTTATTAATTGATACAATGGGTAATGATACTTTAGCATGGTCAATAGAGAGATATCAGGATTAATAAGTTCTGCTGACACCAGTCGTAGAATTATAGCCTTCCCTATAGGGTTAGAATTCCTTAACTTAGTATATGACCTAAGATGGATGATACTACTGGCTTTGGTGTTAGTTATAGGAGACTTTTGGTTTGGTATAAGTGAAAGTAAATATGTGGGTACTCCCATTAGGAAATCTAGAGCCTGTAGGAGAACTATTAATAAATTCATTGATTATATACTGTATATACTAATGGGAGCTTTTTTAGGTAAAGCTTTAGGTTCTCCTTTTGGCTTTGATCCTATGATAATAGCTTCTGTAGTAATGGTATTATGTTATGGTTTTGAAATAGATTCCATATATGGTCATATATGTGTATTACATGGTATTAAGAATCGTATAAGTATCTGGAGGATATTAATCTTACTGATTACTATGCGGTTTAAAAGTTTACAGTCCATATTCAGTAGTATGGCAGAGCAGATAGAAACTGAAAGATTAAAGAAATAATTATGAACAACAAAGTGTATTTTAATTATGGTAGTAGAATATCTTCTAAGGAGATATCAGAAGCCATAGGTCTTATACCAGGACCAGGTCCTATTTGTGGATTTGGTTCGGCTACTATAAATGGTAGCAGTTTAGATATTTATCCTTATGGATATGGGGATGAAGGATCTGCTAATACAGATTCCTATGATCCTCTAAGGTATCAAATAAGAGATACTATATTTAGTCATCGCCTTTCATGTAGAGAAGATGCTGATCCTACAGATTATAATGTTAACTTCTGTTTCATTAATAAAGATGGTATACTTTATAGATCTGGTGATCAGGTTTTACATTTAGAGATTGAGGGAGTTAACAGTAGAGAAACTAAAGAGGTTCTATTATTTGCTGAACATAATTATGTAGAAGAGGCAGTACAGAACCAACCTATAATTAGGGCATTTTGGAATAGCTCTAGTTTTAATTTTTATGATTTATATAAAAAATCTTTAGATAATTACTATCCTATTGCTAGAGATCTAAGAAAAGCTAATATTGCAAAAGATAATGACCCTGCTTATAATGGTAAAATCACTTATAAAGGTTTAATCGATAAGGTAGAATCTATTTGCGAAACTTATCGTAAGAACCAGAAAAATATGGTGTTCTTAGGAGTATATGGAGAGGGATTTAACTCCTTAGATAATAATAAGAAAGAGAACTTTGCTCTTATACCTTATATGGGTAAGTTCCCCTCTACCATAAACTATAATCAGAGAATACACAGTTATCTTACAGAATCCATACAAAGACTTGAGAATTTCGTAGGTTACTCAGAGGTAGACAATCAGTTAAATGATTTTGGTAAACCCTTTAAGAGTTTGGCTGAATATGTAGAATATCTGGTAAATAAAAAGATCAAAGATATAAAGGATATGATAGATGGAGCAATATTAGCCCCAGGATCTATCATTCTATTTGAAGGTGAGAACATACCTTTTGGTTGGGAAGAATATTCTAAAGCTAAAGGTAGAGTAGTAATAGGGTATACTGAAGGAGGTATTAACGTAGAAACTCCTTCAGGTAGTAGTGTAGAGCTATCTACTGTAGGTTCAGTATATAATCCTAATGAGAATTATGGTACCTGGTCTACCAAGATTAGTGGTAAAGATTTACCAAAACACTATCATGGTATAGGTTTGATGAGTGGTTGGCATGATGATGCTACTGATACTTATAATCTGATACCTTGTAACTATATGGATAGAAATCAAAATCTGAATGGTAATGCTCCAGGTTTGGAATATAATCCTGTAGGAGGTATACAAAAAGGTACTGTAGTTTCTTCAGCTAATCTAACAGAGAAAACAGATTATAATTCAGAAACTCCAAACAATTCTTTAATAATCTCTAAATTACCTCCAGCAATTACATTAAGATATATTAGAAAAAAGGCTTCTGTCTGATTTGGTTGTTTTTAGTTTAGGTTGATTGGGAGGATCCTATTTATTGGGGTCCTCCCTTTATTATGTTAATATTTTAAATCTTTTTTAGCTTGTTCTAAGGTTTGAGATATTTCTTCTCTTAGTTCTCCTATATATCTAACAGAAGTTCTATTTTTAGGTAGATTAAAGAATTCTACTAATAAGCTATTAGTGATTCTACCAAACTTAGTATTCGCTTCTATAAAAGGAGTAGGAGATACCGTCATTTCCCATACTAATTGAGCATCTAATGATAAATTATTCATCATATAGGTGTTTAACATTTCCCACATATCATTCTTAACTTTAGCAGAATCATCTTCATCTGAAAAATCTTCTTTACTATCATCAAATAAATCTTCAAATGATCTTAAACTTTGATTAAAAGAAGCTTTATCACTGTAAGCATATTTTAATAAATGATTCTTATAAGTAGATAAAGCTCTTAATATATTAGCCTTAAGATGTTCTTCATCTACTGTACCATAGTATTTATTAAAAACGAATAACATCTTATCGTAGAATTGAGAAGTAAGAATATCAGGAGTAATATTAAATCTTCTGATATCAATTCCTCTTACTAAATTTCTGATCACTGGTTGAACTAATTTGAAAAGTTTATCAAAAAGTTCAACATCGTAACCCTTTTGCATAGGTTTAAGACGATGTATTTCTGAACCGTCGCTAATAATTTTATTCATACTCATTAATTATTATAAATATGTTTGCAAATATAAGATAATTATATATAATATGCAAATAAATTCTCAGAAATTTAACCATAGAGCTGAGGATTAGTGAGTGGTTCTAGATAGTTAAGATACTGGTTTCTATAATTTCTATTATAATACATAAGTAAAACAGCTACAAGAAATGAAAAAATCAAAGTTCAAATTCACTTTTGATATTAACTTTCAACTGGAGATACTTCGGTTTATAATCCAGGATAAAGAAGGTAGGTTAGTATTAAAGAGAATTAAGCCTGGATATTTAACGCTGATAGAACATTCTATAATTGCAGAAGCTCTAGTTAAATATCTCAAACGTAAGTCTAATAAAATACCTTCTGCAAATGTATTAAAGGAAGTTATTAAAGAATTACTAGAGAGTAAGGAATATGTAGATTTAGTAACTAAAGAAGATGTACCTAAGATACTCAGTATAGTAGATAATTTATATAATGTACATCTAAAGGATAGGGATTATATACAAGAAAAAGTATATCAGTTTACTACCTTTATTGAGATGAAGAATCTTAATGATAGTTTCGATCTTAATGACTTCCATCAATATGAGGAATATTATCATAAAATAGATAAGATCCTTCAAAAAGCTAAACCAAAAAGAGATGATGCTCCTTTATATTTAGTAAGAGATGTTGTAGAAAGACAATTTAAAAGACAAGATGATCCTGCTATAGTACCTTGTCCCTTTAGACAAATGAATAAGTTAACTAATGCAGGGGGATTCCCTACTCATTCTGTAGGAGTATTATTAGATAAACCTAAAGCTAGGAAGACTTTCTTCCTGGTTAATTTAGCTTTAGGTTATTTGAGAATGAAGAAAGATGTATTATATATAGATACTGAAAATGGTAAGGATCAAATCATGGATCGTGTAATACAAGCTTCAATTGGTAAAACTAAATCTGAATTATACTCAGGAGAATATGATGCTATAGAATCTCGTCATACTCGTAAACTTCAAAGATTAGGAGTAGAAATGGTTATAGAAAGAGTTCCTGCAATGGCAACTAATTGTAATTATATATCTAACCTTATACATAAACTAGCTGAACAAGGTATCAGTATTAAGGTAGTTATTATAGACTATGCTGCTAAGTTAGCTTCTACTCAAGGAGATAGAGAAGACTTCGATAGAATATCTAATGTATTTATAGATATTCAAAATATGGCTGAAGCAGAAGATCTAGACATGGTTTGGACTGCAAACCATATAACTAGAGAGGGAAAGAAACATAGAACTACTAGATATGATGAAAATGATATTGCTAAATGCGTTGATATAGTAAGACATGTTCAAGTTATATATGGTCTTAATGCAACAGATCAAGAGGATAAAGATAATATCCAAAGACTTGAATTAGTAGTACAGAGAGATGGTAAACCTAATGGAAGAGCTTTATTTCATGTAGATATAGAGAAACAAAAAGCTAAGGAATTTACTATAGAACAACGTAAAAAATATGATGAAGTATATGGGAATAAATTAGATGAAGCGTTTAGTAAATCTAATAAGAATCCTAATGCAGATCCTAAACGAGCTAAAGAATTAGAACATGGAGATATCTAAAATTAATTATTACAAAATAACTTCGGTTATTCAGAAGGAACCTACTAAACTTTTGTTCAATGATAATAAGCATGAAGCAAGGGTTAAATCCGTAGAGATAAAATTTTCTCATAACAATGTGGGTTTAGTAATAAATAACCTAACATTATCAGATCTTAAGGAATTAAGGAAGATAGTACGTAAACAAATAAAAGAAATACAAAAATGAGAAAGTTCTATAAGAGAAAAACCTTTAAGATGAAAGGTTGCAGAAAAGAATGGACAGTGATTAAAACTTTTATGTATAAAGGTGTAGAACATTGTGTTGCAGTTAGTACTCTTACAAATCAATCTGAAATAGAAAGGTTAGGTATATTTGCTGTAGATGAAGATAATAATATCTATCAGAGGAGCTAATTAATAATATGAAGATAACCTCAAAATTCAAATCTCAACTGTACTCCTACTTTATTAAAAGGTTAGGAGCTTTTGAGTATAAACATGGATGGCTAAGGGTACCTATTTGTCCATACTGTGGTAGAGAAGAAAAGATGGGAGTTAATCTATCTATGTATAGATGTAATTGTTTCAGATGTAATTCTCATCCTAATCCTGCTCAAATGGTAATGGATATAGAGAACTTAGAAACGTATGGTGAACTTATTAAATACTTGAACAATGGAAACTTTGATGAACTGGAGTTCAAAGAGGAGAAAGTCGAGTTGCCGAGTAAACAGCCCGTATATCTACCAGAAGGATTCCGTAATATCAGTTTTGGTACCAGTCAATTGGCTCTGGGAATGCAAAGGTATATCCGAAAGAGAGGTTTTCAAATTGATAGACTGTCTAGACTTGGCATTGGGTACTGTAATGAAGGATCTTTATTTGGGTATCTCATTATACCTTTTTACTACAATGGAGAGCTTCGCTATTACAATGCCCGTAACGTTATGGGAACAGGTCCAAGATACAACAATCCAAATAAGGACATCACGGGGCTTGGGAAAGAGTTTCTTATATTCAATTTTGATGCTATGCAAATGTATAAGTCAGTCTACCTATGTGAAGGTGCAATCAATGCTTTGACTATGGGTGAAAGAGGTATAGCTACTATGGGTAAAGCCATATCTGCTTATCAAGTAAATGAAATTATTAAAGCTCCTGTAGAACATATAATAATATTACTTGATCCAGATGCTAAACATTATGCTATAAGCCTTGCCTTAAAATTAGTAGATTTTAAGAAAATAAAGGTAGTGTTTTTACCGGATGGTAAAGATTGCAATGATCTTGGTAAAACAGAAGTACTTAGATTAGTATATAACACTAGATACCAAGACTATCAAGAACTTATTAGAATCAAGAACTCTTTGGATTGAGGTAAATCTTATATAATTGTATAATAAGAATAATTATAAATATGAAGTCATTTATTAAAGAATTTTTAATCAACCTAACAATGGGTTTAATTGGTGTATTAGCTATATCTATTGTTATAGGTGTTATTGTATTAATATTAACTTATGTATCAGATGGAGTATTACAATTAGTATTACTTTTACTTTATGTTACTATAATAGGTTCCTTATTTATAACTATAATCGATAGGGGTGATAGAAAGGATATAAATAAAATAGGATAATATAAATAATGAGAGATCCCAGTATACACATAACAAAAACTAAGTTCAAGGAATTATTAAAAGAACTTGGTGTAAAATCCTTCCCAGTGGAGGATTTTTTCGTTAATGCTAAGCAAAGTGCTGTAAATACTAGAATTATGTTAATTAAAAGCAGTAAGAATAGAAAGAAAGCTAATAATATTGCTCTAGCAAGCTTGGGTGATGCTAACCTTGCAGCTAACATCTTCTACTCAGTTCAAGTAAGTATGAAATTCAAGGGTGTTAGGAAGATAGAAGAATCTCAACCAAGACTGTGGGCAAGTTGTAAAAAGTTAGCAGATATCTGTAATACCTTCTGTAAGGATTTTGAATTAGAAACTAGAGCAGGTTACATTGAATATATTAAGACAGGATTAAACCTATTAAAGAATAGGAATCATAAATCTTATCTTAACAGCTTATTAAATATGTCTGAAGAAATTTCTAAGACTTATCAATCTAAACAAGAGCTACTAGAAGATTCTGATCCTGAATTTACTAAGGAAATACATGATTATTATTGTAAAACCATTGTAAACAGAACTGGTATTAGAGTGGATTATACCAATCAACCCAGTCTATATGCTTACTTCAAGGATGTAGCTAATAAATGTAATGAGGAGGATATAGATTATAGGAATTGGATAGATGCTCAATTTGAAGGATTGGCTTGGTGTAATGGTATGCCTGAACCTCAGAACTTGGTAAATGATAAGGCTTATGGGTATTATACTAAGTTTATGTATAAACATTCTGAAGCTTCTAATGAAGATTATATTAATAATGTAGAAGGTAGTTTATGGAATAAAATAAATGATGAAGATGAATAGGATCATTATTAAAAACTGCAATGAGTGTGAATTGGATATACCCCAAAAGTATGCAGTAAAGTTATATGATGAACTTAGTATCAAACATCCTCAAGCTTTTTATCTAATGAGGAAAGTTAGAGGCTGGGATGGTAAGGTACATTTCCTAAATAAATATGGAGTATTTAAGATAGGTATGTTACCAAGGGTTTATCAAATGTTGAAAGAATATGGTTTGAATATTAAAATCATAGATACTAGAAGACCTATACCTAAAGCTAAGATCGTTAAGAACATTGGTAACTATAGTTTACGTAAGGAACAATTACAGGCTCTAGAAAATATATTAAAATACAAGATAGCAGATATACCTTTTCATATCGGAGTAGTTAATGCTGCGGTTAACTTTGGTAAAAGTTTACTAATGTCTTCCTTATATTACAGTTATGGTAGGCAACTTAAAACCTTATTGATAACCCAAGATGCGGATTGGTTAAGGCAATCTCAAAAAGAGTTTAAGCAATATCTACCCGACGAAGATATAACATTTATTCAAGGTAGTAAGGTAGAGAATTGGTCTAACTTTAGTATAGGAATGGTACAATCTATATCACGTAATATAAAGAAGTACCAGAATGAGTTAGCTAAAGTAGATATGGTATTAGTAGATGAGGCTGACTTAGCAGGTAGTAAAATGTACCAAACGGTTTTAACTCACTTATATAATACCCGAGTAAGAATAGGCCTATCAGGTACCATCTATATGAGTAACCTTGCTAAAGATAAACTTAAGAATATGAATCTTGAGGCTTTCTTTGGTAAAGAGATGTTTAAGTTTACCATAAAAGATTCTATAAAGGTTGGTCATTCAACTAATACTATAGTTAAACTGGTACCATGTATAGATTTATATCCTAAGAATTATAAAGAGATAAAGGTATATCAGGAAGAATATGATGCTAACGTAATTGAGAACAAAGATTCTTATAAGGTAGTATTGGATAGGTTAAAATATAATATAACTTATGACAGATTACCAGCACTCATAGTTTGCAAATATATTAAACACTGTGAAAACTTATATAAGTATTTATCTAATGCACTAGATCTACGATATAAAGTTGCTTATGTGCATGTAAATACTCCTGCAAGTATAAGAAAAAGTATAATGGAAAATTTTAGAGAAGGTAGGATAGATATATTAATATCTACTACAATCATTGCCAGAGGTAAAAACTTTCCTAAATTGAGATATATGATTAATGCAGCAGGAATGAACTCACAGGAGAAATCTATTCAATTCCTTGGACGATTGGTAAGAACGTATGAGGGTAAGAATAGAGTTTATCTAGATGATATTCAATATCCTGGCAGATACTTAGGAAGACATTCTAAAAAGAGAGCTAGATACTATAGGCAAGAGAAATTGAAAGTGATTAATCTAGCAAGGTTATATACCAAATATACTTTCAAGGCTAAGGCATAGACTAATAGATTATATCTTTTTCTTTTAGGGAAAGATATAAAGCTTAGGGCTAATGAGCATATTATTAATATTATTAATTTAATAAACAAAACAACAATGGTTAATACGATCATAGGTATAATTATCATAATACTAAATCTATTACTTTTGATAGTATTATGTGATTTACATAGATATTCTTCTGATAAGCTACAGGAGTTAGGTAATAAATTCAAAGTATTATTATGTAATCAGTACATGATAAAAAATTACCTAAGTACATTGTACCTTAAACAATTAAGGGATATACAGAATCAATTCATATCTGAAGAGAATTATGAAGAAGCTCAGAAGATAGAGAAGTATATCCAACAGGAAATAGAAAACCAAGGAATTATAGTAAAAAATATTAAAAACTTAAACGAAGAGTAATTATGTTAAGTACAGAAATCGAAAAGAGATTAGAAGAATGTCTGGTTGGTAAAGATACACTAACTAGAGTAAAGAACCTATTAGGTCTTCATGGAGAAGTATTTAAGCAGATCATAGCTGAAGGTGATAAGATTAAATCTCTTCTAGAGAAGGATAGAAATAGACTTAACCTTGTTAAGAAAGCTAACTATCAATGGTTATATGCTGAGAAGGAGTTAAAAGCTAAATATTCTGATGAGAATATACCAGAGGATATGTTTAGGCAATTAACTATATCTTTATCCTCACCAGAAGATCAACGTTTATTAAGGGTTTTAGGTTGGTTAGATGTAAAGAAATCTGATCATCCAGTGTTCAAAGCTTTGAGAAAACTTGTAGATAGAGTTAATCATGAATGTTAAATTACTTAAGAAATTACGTAAAGAGATAAAAAGAAATCTCTATATATGTAAAAATGATTCTAAGTTTACTCTAAATCATATACACCTAATAACTTATCTGAAAGATAGAAGATATCGTACTGAAGAATATTGGGGTACAATTACTACAAAGGTAATTGATGATTTATACATTGAATTAGAACATTTAGCTTTAAGAGGATTTATACATGAAAGTAAATGTAATACGTAAAACATCTTGGAATGATGTACTGAATGCAGCAAGGTTCACTCAGAACCTTGCTCCTTTAATGAAAGAACCTTCCGAGAATTTTAAGGAAGATATGATAGTAGCTGAACACTCTCCTTTGAGGTTATTAAATTTTGAGATAACTATAAAGGATATCCCCTATTGTAACATGGGTCACTTAGTAAGACATGTACATGCTCAGCCTTTTGTATCAACATCAAGAGGAGATATAACTGGAGTTGATAGGTCTACACGAAAACAAACAGATCCTGTTAATATGATACTCTATATGAATGCTCAAGAACTTATTAACATATCTAAGGTAAGATTATGCAATCGAGCTGATAAAGTAACTAGATTAGCTTGGAATATGGTTATAGATGAGCTATCTAAGATAGAGCCTATACTTGCTCGTTATTGTGTACCTTCCTGTTTATATAGAGGATTCTGTCCTGAGATGAAATGCTGTGGATATACAAGTACAGAAGGCTATCAAGAGGATAGAAAGAAGTATTTAACAAGAACTATTTGTAATAAAGGAATTAAGAAGATAAAATATGAAAAAGAGTAAAGGAGTAGATTTACTTAAACATGATCCCCTTGAACCCTTTGATTTATCAAAGATAGGTACTGATAAAGATCCATGCTTTGGTAAAGGTTATAATCTTACTACTAAAGAGTGTAGGATGTGTGGAGATTCTGAGTTATGTTGTTTGAAGATGTCTCAGACATTAGGTAAAACTCGTAAACAGTTAGAAGAAGAGAATAATTACAAAGATCTTGAAATCCTCGAAGATGTTAAGGCAATTAAGAAATATATTAGGGGATTAAAGAGAAAAGGTTTTGATAGGAAGAAAATAGTAGAGAAGACTTCTACTAAGTATGAAGTACCTACTAAAACTATCCGTAAGATTTATAAAGATATGAAATGAATAAACAAGAAGAACTAATAAAGGAAATGATACCTTATATATGGTATCTATTCTGTAGGTATTTGAATAATCCAAACTACATGGTTCAGCAATCAGATATACTTATCAAAGTATTTATGAAGAAAACTGACGTTAGTAGTTTTATCAAAGATATAAATAATAAACTAGAAGAGATCGTAGGTACTGCAGATTTTATACCTATTATATATAAAGGGATAAATGAACTTACCTATGGAGAAGTTTTACATCAAATAATATATTATTATGTCAACAACAAAATTTAGATTTACAAAAGTAAGAGAGGTTAAATCTCCTACACGTCACAATGAGGGAGATGCTGGTTTAGACTTCTATGTACCAACAGATTTAACTATAGGAGATTTGCTACAAGCAAACCCAGATCCTACAGCTTTCAGTATTAGTATCAAGGATGGAAAGATTAATACGATCAATATTAATCCTCAATCAAGGATTAAAATTCCTTCTGGTATTAAAGCTTTATTAGAGCCAAAGGATTCAATGATGATGGTAGCTAATAAATCGGGCAAATCTACTAAATTAGGTTTAATCTTTACTGCTCAGATTTGTGATTCTCCTTATGTAGGTGAATATAACTTGGCAGTTTATAATACTTCATCTGAGGTAGTGACTATAAAGGCTGGAGAACCTTTGGTACAGATGATACATACTCCAATCTATCTTACAAATCCAGAGGAGATAGATAATGATACCTATGAAAAGGAATCAAAGAATTGGGGAACTAGAGGTACCGATGGATTTGGTTCTGGAGATAAAGGAGGTAAAACCTATGAACCAAATCATCCAAACGATATAGAGGGAGATTAAACTATATGGATATTAGAAATATTAGAGAAGTACCTCCAGTAGTAGAGAATGAAGCTTATTTAGAAGCTATCTATAATCTAGAGGCTGAACTATTGCAAGGATATTGTGGTAAGATCGAAAAAGATCTGCCACTACCTCCAATAGATATTAATACTTTCAAAGGTCAACAGGTATTAAAGGATTTTTCTGCAAGAGTAATTGAAGAAACAGCAGAGGGTTATGAATCTACTTCTGCAGTTATTGATATGTATTCAGATCATGGTTTTAACAATCAAACTTTTAGTGATTCTGAATGGCAAATGGTAGCTAATAATCTTCAGAACTCAAATGAAGAGCAGGCAGATGCTATGGCTTTTTATATGGCTTTGTTGATGTATGCTAACCTTGATATTCAAGATATTTATAACTATGTTAATACTAAATTAAAGGATTTAGTAGTTAGAATTAATAGGAATAAAGTTGAGAATATGCTTGATCTAATGTTATTAGGTTGTTATATTTTTGATCTTGAAAGTGAAGATGAGGAATTAGAAGAAGACTGCAGATATGATCTTTTAAGTGATTCTAATATTGAAGATATGGGTTTAGATGTAGATCATGTAAATTCTTACATACCTGCTTTTAGACTTAGCAATAAAGAGTTTCATCGTTGTGAAGATCACATGTTGTGGGGAGTAGTTTACCATATTAATATCTCTAGAAACTTCTTAAAGAATAAACCTTGGAAACAGTCACAAGAATTAACTGATATCACTAGATATAGTGAACAGTTAGCTCTGGGATTAATTAAGTATCTTGGTTATCTCTATACAATGGGATTTAGACCTAATACCCTGTATACTCTATGTTTCAAGAAAAACCGAGTAAATCATTTCCGTCAAAATAGTGGATATTAATATGGGAGGATGGAATAAAAAATTTGAGAACATGACCTTTGATACTTCTGAACATGTACATGATTTAGAGTTTGCTACCTCTACTGAAGCATGGGAAAAGTTAAATGAAGGTTTTATAACATTGGATCCACAGCTCTTTAATAAAGGAGCTGTGGCTAATGCAGGTGTAGCAGTAGTATATAATATATTCATTAAGATTAGAAATGCTTGGGTTGATCCTAATTTCGATTTTGGTCGCCATTTTAATTACACACAATCAAAATGGACCGTACTCTTAAACAACTACTTAGACTTTAATCAATTAGATCTATTGAAGTCTCAGATAAAGATGAAAACTGTAGGATATAATCAAAACTACAATATATCCTTCATCTTCCATAATAAACATAATAATGGTAAGCAATGCTTATTAGCTGCTACTTTTAGTAAAAGGTTTTCAGAAGATATACCAGTTATTACTATGGTACTGAGAGCTTCTGAGATTACTAAGAGATTGATGTTTGATCTCTTATTAATACAGAGGATGGCAGAATATGTTTATGGTAAGGACCAGAGAGTACAGATCAACATCTTTGCTACTCAAATGTATGGTAACATAGAAACATTACTTATGTACTGTGGAGGTCATAAATCTTTTAAGAAGGTTACTAAGAAGATGGATAAAACCACTGAATGGTATACCAGAATAAAAGAAGTATATGATAAGTTCATGGAAGGTACCGAGAAGGAATTCTCTACATATAAGGTATTCCTAAGAAGTTTCAAGGTAATGCGTCCAGATTTATTTGAGTATAAGCCTTTATTAGCTAAAGATTTAGTTATAGAAAATGACGATATTGAATATCCAGAGAATTGTATAACTTATTCTCAGAGGAAGAAATATAAGAAGAAGTATTTAGCTAAACTCAATAGGAAAGGCTAATTCTATAAAAGAATATAACAATTAAATATTAATAAACAATGCGTATTTATAGTAATGCAAGAGAGCTCATGTCGGAGATGAGCAGGGATCTTTGGGAAATGGGTACAGAGGTTAAACCTAAAACCTATCAGAACAAAGTGATCGAAGGTAATGAAGATTTTATTACAAAGGAGGAATTTTGTAAACAGTACTGTATTACAAATTTACCCGATGTAGAATATCTATTTGTTTTCACTCATGCCGAGAAATGGGCAGAGATGGAATTCAAAGAGAGAATCAGTGGTCATCCAGTTAATCCTGGAACTGCTTATCTTGAAAGAAAAGATATGTGGGAACAATTCTTAGATAAGCAAGGTAAATTCGATTATACTTATGCAGATCGTATTAATCGATTTGTAAAGTACAGAGGAGAAAATCTTACAGCTCTTGAAGCAGTTATCGAATTGCTAAAAACAGATCCAGATACTCGTAAAGCAGTTCTTCCTATCTTTACTGGAAGTGATTGTAATTATTATGAGGGTAATAAGAGAATCCCTTGTTCAGTATATTATGGTTTCTTTGTTAGAGAAGGAAAGTTAAATCTTACTTATCATCAAAGAAGTTCAGATTTTGTTCAACACTTTGGGGATGATGTATATCTTGCATGGTGTATGATGGAATACGTAGCAGAGAAAGTAGGAGTTAAACCAGGTATGCTTATTCATACAATAGATTCTCTCCATTGTTACAAGAAAGATTGGCCTTTATTAAAATCATCTATAGATGATCTAATGAAGGATAAGATATAATATCTGTAGCTCATTAGTTGTTATTTGGTAGGGTATACTTAGTAGTGATATTAGGTATACCCGTTTTTATTTAATCTTTAATAAGTAGAGATGAGAACTAAATATAAAATAATCAAATCATATAGAGACTTAGATAGACTTATAGAGTTATGTAAGTCTACCAGATATGTTTGTATTGACTTTGAGACTAATGCAGAAGGAATATATAATAAGGACTTTAGACCTACTATATTATCAGTAACTTGTATGCCAGGTTTTGGATGTTCAATCCCTTTACATCATTTTGAAACTAAGAAATATACAGATAGTACATGGAACTGGTTAAAGGCTTTAAAAAGATTTGGTCATGAAGTAATTGAAAACAAGCATATCGTTAAAATAGCTTGGAATGCTAAATTCGATTTACAGATATTCGAAAAATATGGTATATATCTAAGAGGTACTTTAATAGATGGTATGCTTGCTAAATATGTTCTTAATGAAGAACGTCCAAATGGTTTGAAAGATATGGTAAAAAGATATTTACCATGGGCTGCTAACTACGAAAGTGAAAAAGGTTTTGATAAAATACCTTGGGATCAAAAACCCTTAGAACCTCTATGTCAATATGGTTGTCAAGATACAGATTATACTTTTAGATTATCTATATTCTTTGAAAAGGTAATTATTGAAAAGGATATGTATAATCTTTTTCGTAATATGATAATGCCTGCTAGTAGAGTATTACAAACAGTAGAAAAGAATGGTCTATATCTGGATAGAGCTTTCAATCAAGAGTTATTAGAAACTTATAAACCTAAGATAAATAATGCTTATGAGGTGATATATAATTTACCAAGGGTTAAGAAGTTTACTAAAAAGTATATTCAGCAAAGGATAGATACCTATTTAGAAAAACTAAGAGATGAAATATCTCAATTAGAAGAAATACCTGGTAGTGAAAGAAAAATTGCTAGTAGAGAAAAGAAAATAGAAAATATATTAGCGGGAGTATTTACTACTAAAACAGAGAAAGCTTTGATTAATCCTCTAAATCTAAACAGTAAGAAAGATTTACCAGCTTTAATCTATGAAGGATTTAATTTTGAGTGTACTCAATATACAGATACTGGAGGAAGATCTACTGCAGAAGATGCTTTAGTAGAATTAAGGTTAACGGTAAAAGATCCTAAATCTCCAAAAGCAATATTCCTTGATACTTTATTAGAGCTAAGAGGATTAGAGAAAATGTATAAGACATATATAGAAGGTTGGAACGAAAAGGTACAAGATGATTCTAAATTACATGGTAAATTCAATATCATTGGAACTACTAGTGGTAGACTTTCATCTTCAGAACCTAATATGCAACAAATACCTAAAACTTCTGTAGATCCTAATATTAAGAAACAGTTGGTAGCTAACCCTGGTACTTTATATTTTGCAATGGACTTTTCACAGGCAGAGTTAAGAATCATGGCTCATTTATCTGGAGATGAAACTTATCTTAAAGCTTTTGCAGAAAATCAAGATCCTCACTTAGCTATTGCAGCAAAGAAATATGGAGTACCTTATGATGTAGCTCTTGCAGCAAAGGATGATGAGAACAATCCAGAACATAAATTATGGAGTACTAGACGTAAACAGGCTAAGCAAATTGCTTTCGGTATTATCTATGGTATACAAGCTAAACTTTTATCAGAAAAGTTATCAGATCCTAAGGCAGGTTTAATAGTAACACCCGATGAAGCTCAACAACAATTAAATGAATTTTTCGAGGAACATCCTAAGATAAAGAAATTCATGAAACATCAGGAGAAGGTTCTTAAAAAACAAGGTTATATATCTAGTTTATTTGGAAGAAAAAGAAGATTGCCTCAAGTATTTTCAGAAGATAGATCTGAAGTAGCTTATGCTATAAGATTATCTGTAAACGCTCCTTGTCAATCAGCTGCTTCTGACATGTGTTTATTTGGATCTATATTATTATATTGGTCAATGAGACAGAGGAAATTCCCTCAGATGGATTCAGTATGCTTGGTACATGACGCTAACTATTTTAACACTAAGCCAAATGATATAAATATATACACAGTATATCACATGTGGAATATATTTAGAAACCCTAAAACCAAAGAATATTTTGGTTTTCAAATCAATGATGTAGACATGTCAATGGATTTTGAAATAGGTAGAACAATGGCTGAAGAGTTACCTTTTGTACCTTTATATGATTATAATAAGTTATTGAATGGAGAATACAACGAGGAAGATTTTCATAAGCAATATATGAAGTATAAAAACATATCTATCAAGGATTTCCCTAAAGTATTTAAGAAACAGTTCAAAGAATATGAAGCATATTACAAGAAGCTTGGATAAATATATTATGATTTGTCCTTACTGCGATAAGAATTTTGAGTATCAGCTTGAAGATACTTACTTTATGAGGGATTTTTTACATAGGTATATACCTTGTCCAAGTTGTAAAAACTTACTACCTCATGAGAATAGTATGAAATGTATAAGAGGAAAAAGATCAGAAACTATATCATTATAACTAAAATATTATAACAAATGGCAGAAGATAAAGCTATAATCAATGCTAGGACATGGGCTAATAGAAAATTAAACTTAGCTTATATCTTAGCTGGAGCAGCAGCTCAAGGTTTTGAGCAAGCAGAGAAAGCTATGGATTGGGCTAGCTTAGGTTTAGTTCAATCTAATAAGCAAATAGTAAAGGAGATAAGAAGAACTCTTAATAAACTTATATGGTTAGTAGAAGAATTAAATAAGAAGTCTGTACTAACTATGAATGAGTTAAATTCTTCTAAATTTGAAGATACCTTACACATATACTTTGCTTTGTTTATGCAGATAGTAGATAAAGCTGGAGTAGATGAAGTATCTTTGTATAGGTTATATAACATATATCACTTACTTGATAAGTATAAAGGATTGATGAATTTCCCTTTCAAGGATGTAAAAGAAGATATGGCTTTTAGAGAAATATTAGAATTTGCTAAAAGGAGTAAATTCTTACATGTAGATCAACAGGGTAATATTATGTTGGTACATGAAGATGGTAAGAAAAGTCAGTTACTTAAAATAAAGTAGTATGGATATTAACATAAAACCGGTAAAGGTTAAATATCAAGGTAAAGACATTATCATAGATATTCAAAAGGAATTATCTATAGATAAAAATAGGTTAGATTCTCAATTAAAAGATATACCCTCTAGTTATTTTATTCTATGTAATATTCGTGATAAATATATACGTAGAAGAGAAGAACTAGCAAAAGAAAAGGATGTAGCCTATAGTGAAGCATGGAACTTTTATAAGAATGCTAATCCTCAGTGGAATAATGATTATGTATCTAACAAAGCAAATACTAATCATAAGTATATATCTAGGTTTAATGCTTACTTAAAAATGGCAGAAAAAGCTGCTCAATTCATTTCTCTATGTAAAGCTTATGAAAGTAGAGAGAATGTGATCAGGACTTTATCTGCAAATCTAAGAAAGCAATAGCCTTTACTATTTGAATATACAAGGTTAAAATAACAACGTTAAACATTAAAACAACATGTACATTCCATTAAAATTTACAAGCGAAACAGAAGCTTTCAAACTTTCCGATAGGATACACAGTATTGGAGGAAGATTAACAGAAAATAGGGTACTTATCCTAAGCCCTAATAATCAAGAAACAGTTAGTGGTGGTATAATCTTACCAGCTTCTCGTGGAGAAGATACCATACCTAATAAAGGAGTTATTATCTCTACTGGAGAAATAACAGAAGAGTATAAGACTTATTATGATCTTATCAAAATAGGTAAGGTAGTTACTTATGGTAAGTATGCTGGTAAAGAAATTAGCTTTGATCCAAACCTTGTAGGAGAAATTGGAGATTATAAGTTTACTATCCTATCATTAAACGAAGTATTATTTACAGAAAACAATCCAAATAAGTAAGATGAAAAAAGAAAAAAAGAAATTGTCTTCTTCTGGTCAAACCACTAGAGAGAAGATGTTAGCTAGAAAAAAGAAGCTAGCAGAAAAGGGATCAGGAAATGGTTTTGTATTCCCAGGTAATGGTACTACACGAGTAAGAATAGTAAGTGCAGGTCCTAATGAGGAACTTGGAATTGAAGTTATTAGATTCTACCTTGGTGATCATTCAATCATTTCTCCAGCTTCATTTGATGAACCTTGTCCAGTTATGGATAAATACAAAGAGTTAAAGGATTCAAAGGATGAAGATGATAAGAAGTTAGCAAAGAAATTTGTTCCTTCACGTAGGTATGTAATTGCTGGCTTGGTATATAAGGATGAAAAGGGTAAGGAATTAGATTACGATGGTAAACCAAGATTAGTCATGATTCCTTCTTCTGTATATCAAGATATTATTGAACTTTACCTTGATGAGGATGAGGCTGGAGATATGACAGATCCTAAGAATGGTTATGACATTAAGATTGATCGTTCAGGTTCAGGTAGATTCGATACATCATATTCAGTTCGTAATTGTAAACCTACTAAGGTAGATAAGAAACTTCTTGAGCCAGTAGATTTAATGAGTATGGTAAAAGCTCAAGTTAAATCTTACGATGAGATTGAAGAAGAACTTAATAAGTTCTTAAATAATGCCCCAGATGACGATGACGACGATGATACTCCAAAGAAAAAGAAGTCATCAAAGGATAAGAAAAAGAAGAAACATCGCCATGGCGATATTTAATATGAGTTAGTTTATAATGTTTAATTAATAGGGAGATAGTTATTTTAATCAGTAGCTGTTTCCCTATTTTGTTTATAGATAATACACTATGGCAGGTAGAAAGAAAATAAAGATACCTTCTTTAAGAGAATTACAAAAGAAATTCGCAGGTCAATATGTACCAGCAGAGGTAGATGAATCTAAATCACCTTGGTTACCTTCAAGATTTTTAGCTTTTAATAAGATTACTGGAGGAGGAATCCCTTACGGTAAAATTATGGAACTCTTCGGAGAAGAATCTTCTGGTAAAACTCTAATGGCTTATGATTTTGCATATTGTGCTCAATATCTTGGTGGAGTAGTTTTATGGGTAGATGCTGAACAAGTATTTACTAATTCATGGGCAGAATCTAACGGCTTAGATTTATCTAAAATCGTAGTATATAGAAATACTTCTATAGAAAAAATTTCTGACTGGATAGCTGCTCAATCATTATATTGGAGATCCCAGTTAACTCACAATGAGCCAATCCTATTAATATTAGATTCAGTATCAGCTTTAGATACAGACGCTAATATAGATTCAGAAATGGATAATGCTTCTGCTGATATGGGTAACAGAGCTAAGGCAATATATAAATTCTTCCGTATACGTAATGAAATGTTATATTCTTTAGGAATAACCCAGATCTACATTAATCAGTTAAGAAAGAATCTAAAAGCAGGTATGTTTGAAAACCCCGATTGTTTACATAGAGATACACCTATACCTTTTGTTGATGGTATTTATCATACTATTGGAGATATAGTAGATAATCATATAAAGGGTATGATTTGGTCATTTGATGAAAAATCTGGAGAGTGGTTGCCTAAGCCTATTACTGGATGGGTAAAGAAAGATCCTAAAACTTCTGATAAGTGGTATACCGTCTCTACTTATGGTCCTGGTACTAAAAATGGAGTTATATCTAATACAGTAACAAGTAGGCATAAGTTCTTAGTATATCGTGATAAAGAATTACAGTGGGTATTTACTAAAGATCTAAAGCTATCAGATAGATTAGTATCTCATACTAAAGGATCCTTCAAACTACACAGTAAAGCTCGTAGTTTCTTAAATGGTATGTTGATAGGAGATAGTAGTATAAGGATTAGGAAATATACTTCAGCTAATCTACATATATCTGACAATGTTAATCTAGAGTATGCAAGATGGAAAGTATCTAAATTAAGCAAGATAATATCTTTCAGGGAGTATTCTACTAAAAAGGGATTTACCTATAGATCTTCCTATTCTCCTGAATTAAAACTAATAAAGGATGATTTAGGTAAGAGAAGAGATCCCTTAAACATATTAATACCAGGACAAGTAGATTGGTTAATTCTAGCTATATGGTATATGGATGATGGTCACTATGATGGAGATAAGAGAAATACTTGTTGTATATCTATACCTTATGATAGGACCGATATAAATACTTTACAGAGTATCTTAGAAGATTATGGTATACCATGTACTTTAGATAAAAATAAAAAGATAATTAGATTCAATAAGAAATCTACTGAGGTATTACATAAGAATATATGTAAATATATACCAGATCCAATGCAATATAAGTTATCTTCTAAGTACAGAGGTAATTATATTGATTTTGAATTAAAACCTTCAGAGGTAGATTATACTCTATATCTAAAGATAATTTCCATAAAAGAAGCTTCTGATAAAAAATTGAGACATCCTTATAAATATGATCTCACTATAGAAGATACCCATAATTTCTTAGCTGGTAATAAAGATAATGGTATAGTAGTTCATAATACTACTCCAGGAGGACAAGCTTTAAGATTCTATGCTTCACTAAGAATAGGTTTATATGGAGGTAAACAGATTACTAAAAAAGTAAAAGGTAAAGAAAGGAAAATAGGTAGAGTAACTTCAATAAGAACCATTAAAAATAAAGTTGCTCCTCCTGGACCTACTCTAAAGGCTTCTCCATTGTATAATAATCCTAAGTACGTAGATGAGGTTGGTTTTGATCGTTTACATTTCTTAGATGAACTTCTAGTAGAAGATGGTATAGTAGAGAAATCTCACTCAGGTACATTCACTTATAAAGGTAAAACTTTATGTAGAGGAGCCGAGAAGTTTAAGGCTTTATTAGAAGACAATGATGATCTTCGTAGAAAGTTAATAAGAAAAGAAGGTATAAACACTTTAGGAACTACTAAAAAGTTACTAGAAAGTATAGATAAAAACTTATATCCAGTAGAAAATATATCAGGAGATTATGAAGAAGATGATGATGACGAATAGAAAAAGACAGATAGCTGGTACACATTATTCTAGATTAAAAATAGAGCCAGTAGATTTAATGGTAACCTTCAAAATGGATTGGTTCCAGGGAGAGATACTAAAATACTCTTCAAGGTTCGATCATAAGAATGGTTTGGAGGATTTGAAAAAAGCTATCTCAGTATGTCAATTGGCTATTGACAGGGGATTAGCTTCCGAAGATCTTTATGCTGAATTAGATCTTGGAGAAAATCGTAAGGTATTAGAAGAGTATATTAATCAGTTTAATTGTACTCAACTATGGTATTTGGTTCCTTCTATCATTAAAAGGAATTACTACTACAGTATAGAGTTGTTAGAAGAAATGATACATGACTATGAAGAAGAAAAGGCGTAATATTGATCGTAAAACTATAGTATTGGTTGATGGAGAGGGACTTCTCCATCAATCTTACCATAAGTTCATGAATTTCAAATCAGTAGATGGTAAACCAAGTGGAGCTATCTTTGGATTCTTTAAGTCTTTACAGACATATCTATATAGGTTTAGGCCTGATGATGTAGTAATAGTATTTGATAATGGTCATTCAAAATATCGTACAGAGATAATACCTACTTATAAGGCTCATAGAAAGAACATATCCATGGATTATGAATCTTTACATAGTCAGAAGAAGGTAATACAAAAGTTATTAAGAATCCTATGTATTAAATATGTATACGATAAGAAGAAGGAATATAATTATGAAGGAGATGACTTCCTTGCACATCTAGCTATCAAGTGGGCTCCTAAGAAATCTAGAAGAATTTTAATTACTGCAGATAAAGATTTTAATCAATTGCTTGTAAAACAAACTACGATGATTTTTAATGTGCGTAAAGATCAACTAATATATGATTCTAATTGCAAAGTAATTAATGGTTATTCTGCAAGTGAATGTGTTGATTGGCTTTGCTTAGTAGGTGATAAATCTGATGATATCCCAGGCTATCCAGGTATTGGAGAAAAGAAGGCAAGAAAATTCTTAGATGATTATACTTGTATTGAAAACTACTTAGAATCTGACACTTATCTTAAAGGAGATGAAGGTCATAAAAAGATGAAAGAGGTTTATGATAGGAATAAGAAGATGATAGATTTGAGATGGTTTATAAATCATCATCCTATAAAGACTTTACCTATGAGAATTCCTAAAGAAGGTAAAATCAAAGTAAAAGCTTTAGAAAAAGTAGTTAACGAATATAGTTTAGGATCATTCTATTCAAAATTATTCATAGATAACTTCAATAAACAAATAGAAAGAACTTATGGAAAGAAAGAATAAAATAATGTTCGCAGGTCCTTCAGGTATAGGTAAAACTACTTTAGCATCTGATATAGGTAGTGTATTAGATATAAATTTTATATCAGGTTCGGTATCTGATTTATTACCAAAGACAAAAGAACAAACTCATCAGGAAATGTTAGCTAAAGATCCTAAAACTCTGTATATGGAGGATTTTCAGGTATTAAACTTGAGGAAGAAACGTTTCCAAAACGAAGAATCTTTTATAAGTGATCGTAGCTTCTTAGATGTAGCTTCTTATTTTTTGTATAAGCAAGCAGATAAAATCCCAGAGTGTGAAGTAAAACATTTTATGGATCTATGTAAGGTGTTTACCAACCAATATTGTTCACATCTCATACTGTTAGATTTTACACCAGAGCTTATAGGTAATTGGATAGTAGAAGATAATGAAAAGAGGATCACAAATGGATTTTTCCAATGTGAAATATCTTCTATAATGAAAGCTGTGATTAAATATTGGAATGCTCAATTTATTAGAGAAGTACATTTAGTCAATAATCATTGGTATAGACCTGGTACTCAATCTAAAGAAGGAGTAGAGATATGGAAACTTGATACCATATATGGAGAAACTCGTATTATGGTAGTTAAAGAACCTAAATTAGATATTAGATCAGAATATATAATAAACTTCATATATGACAAAATCTAAGAAAGTAATAGCTTTAGCCTTTTCAGATTTACATTTAAATCAATGGGCAAAGTTTAACGAAAATAATGAGAGAACTGAGAACGGTTTCAAGGTTCTCTCATTAATAGCTGAAAAATGTAGTGAGTTAAAAGTTCCAGCTTTATTTTGTGGAGATATGTTCCATAAACCTAACGTATTAGATACTTCACTACTTATAAGATTTATTCAATGGCAAAAAGAATGTTATTCTAAATACCCTCGATTTATATGTTATGCTATAAGTGGAAATCATGAACTACCTTCAGTAAATAAGATAGATAATTTGACTAAATCTATTCTAGATTGTTTTGAAGGATTTGGTCCTTCAGAATGGGGATTTAAGATCTTAAATAAAGAATCTGTAGATATAGGTTTAGATATTACCGTACATGGTATACCTTACATAGATCATAACGTAGGTTTATGTGAATATATCTCTAAATTGAAGTTGGATAAGAATAGTAAAAATATCTTATTACTACATACTGATTATCCAGGTGCTACCGATACAGATGGTAGACGTATAGATTCTGTAGAGAATATTAATATAAATACTCTAAATAAGTTCGATTTAGTATTATGTGGTCATATACATAAACACCAAAGATTGGCTAAAAAGGTATATATGATAGGAGCTCCCTTACAACAGCGTAGAACTGATAAAAATTGTGAAATGGGTTACTGGGAGTTATATGAAGACTTATCATTAAAGTTTATACCTTTAGATAACTTCCCTAAGTTCATTGATGTAGAATCTGAAGAAGAAATAAAGGATGATGGTAACTATTATACGGTCATCCCAAAACAATCTAGAGTAGAAAAGATAGTAGAACATAAAATTACTAAGCAGTTATCTAAAAAGCGTCTAGCTAAACGTTATATGAGGACTACTGGTATAAAAGATAAAAATAGAGAAAATCTTTTAATTAACATCTTAAATAAATCCGAAGAACAATGATAACATTTATTGGACTGATGATAGATGGCTTTTGTTCATATGAAGGACAAAGTTATATAAGTTTGAATGAGAAGCAGACTGTATTAGTAAAGGCTTCAAATGGGCAAGGAAAATCTACTATATTCTCTGCCCTTGTTTGGTGTTTATATGGCAAAACTCTAAAAGGTAATTCAGAAGTAAATACTTGGAAAGAAATTAGATCTAAAGATTATAAGGGAACACGAGTAGATGTAACTTTCCAAAAAGGAGATAGTACCTATGTAATCACTAGATGTCAAAATTATACTTTATGTTTAGAGGACGGAGCTAAAGGTAAGGATAGACTTACTGTACAGAAAGATGTAGATTTTATAGATATAAAAGGTAAGGCTAAACTACAAGAGTATATAGTAAATGAAATAGGCTTATCATATAAATTGTTCTTAAATTCTATAATGTTTGGACAAGGTATACAGAGGCTTATTCAAGAATCTAACTCTGATAAGAAGAAATTGTTCGAAGAAGTATTTAACCTTAATTTTCTCAATATTGCTAAAGACATGGCAGTAAAGATGAGAAATGAAGTTAAAATGCAAGTAAGTGAAATAGAACATGAGTATAAATCCTTTAACAATGAATTTGAGAATACTAGAGAAACCTATTATGATCTAAAAGAAAGAGAAGATTCTTTCAAATCTGATATAAAGGATAAGAGAAGAAACTTAAAAGCCAATAAATCTAAATTAGAAGAACAGCTTTCTAAAATAGGTGATCCTGAACAAGGTATAGAAGAAGCAGAAGATAAAATAAATAAGCTAAAGAAAAACCTGATAAAAATAAACACTAAATTAGAGAAAGCCAAAAACCTTTCAGATATACCTGTAATAGAAGTTATAGATAAAGTAATAAGATTACTCGAAAAAGGGAATGCTGATAAGGCTTTATCTAAGATGAAGGTAATAAAAAAATCTTTCAAGGCAATAGATGTTTATTCGGATAAGAAATATAGCTTAAAGGATAAAATTTCTAAATATGAGAGAGATAGGGCAAATCTATACAGAGATAAAAGTAATAAAAAAGACTTAAATCGTAGAATAGAAGATATAGAGGATCAAATCAAAGAATTAAAGAAAGAAAAACTACATGTATTATCTCCTAAATATAAAAATAGAGCTCTAGAAATGAAAGAAAAGCTTAAGCATATAGAAGCTAAGCTAAAGAAAGCAAACAAACAGCTGGAAGATGTTGAATGGTTAATAGAAGATCCTTTATCAAACAAGGGTATCAAAGCTTATTTATTTAATTCAAGCCTTGACCTATTAAATAGGACTTTAGAAAATTACTCAAAGGTTTTAGGATTTAGAATTTCTTTCGATATAGATTTGGGATCTACTAAAAAAGATTTTATAACATTAATCGAAAGAGGAGATATAATAATAGATTACGACGAGTTATCTGGAGGAGAGAAACAATTAGCTAACGTTGCTATGGCTTTTGCTATGAACGAATCTCTGACAGCTAGTAAAGGTATAAATATAGCTTTCTTAGATGAAGTATTTGAATCTCTAGATCATGAGAATATAGACTTGGTGGTATCTCTGATTAATAATATATATGAAGATAAAACTTTATTCCTAATCACTCATCAAGATTCTTTACCTTTATCAAATTGTAAAACTTTGCAAGTTAAAAAACAATATGGAGTTAGTACAGTACAAGTACTATAAAGGTATATAAATATAATATACAATACAAATATGGTTAACTCTAAGAGAAAAGGTAATAAATTTGAGAGAACAGTTGCTAAATGGATGAGTGACTGGACAGGTTATAAGTTTGGTAGAACTCCTTACAGTGGAGCAAATCACCAAAGTCGTGATCTAGCTTCAGATGTTATGTGCACCGATGAACGTCATGCTCACCGGTGTAAAATATCCGTAGAATGTAAATGTTATAAAGATATTAAATTTGAGCATATCTTATTAGGTACTAAAGGTAGTGAAGTAGAGAAATTCTGGAATCAGGCTACTAATGATGCTATTAGGTCTGCAAAAGTACCTATCTTGATAATGAGATATAATTCAATGCCTTCTAATGAATTTTTCATGGCAGTAGGAGAGGATTTGGCTAAAGAATTTATACCTTTTGTAAAAGATACCAGGTATATGATTTTTAATATAGGTAATGAGCTAAACCTGTATATCTTCATGGCAAGTGCTGTTTTAAATAAGGTATCTTATAAGAGAGTACATAAATTAGCTAAAACTATAGTTAAGAATCGATAAAATATCACTACCTATATGGAAAGAGATCCTACTAAATATGTTTATTGTCTTTTCTACTTGGAAAAGAAATCATGGAAAGGTACCAATGATCAATTAAAGAAATATCATTATAAAAGAATAAAAGCTATTATACCTACTGTTAATATTCTACGAAAAACCATAAAAGGTAAGATGATCTTTACTGAAGAACCTGTTCTGTTTAACTATGGTTTTATAAGAATGCCAAGAGAATTAGCTTATTCTAGAACTTTTATGAATAAGTTGAGGAAAAAGATACCTGGTATTCACTCATGGCTTAGAGATACTGAAACTCTACATAGTAGGAAAAAGAGAGTTAGGATAGATAATGCTGAAGACTGGGATGATTTTTCTTTAATAGCTATGGTAGATAGATCTGAAGTAAGAAGATTTATAAAGATAGCTAATGAGAATAAGAAATATTCTTTAGATGATTTGGTAAACCTTAAACCTGGAGATTACATACATCTTAAAGGATATCCTTATGAGGGAGTAGAAGCTACCGTTAAAAGAGTAGATTATTTAAATAAACAGGTAACTGTTGAAACATTTGTACTAAATGGTACAATGAAGTTGACATTACCTTTTGATAATGTACTATACAGCGTATATCTTCATTATGATCCTGATATTATACAGGCTACTAATCTAGAGTATAATCCTGATGATATTACTCAAGATAAGATAGATCGAATAATGGATAAGAAACAATATTAAAGTTATGGATGATAGAACTAAGAAAGCCTGGAGCTGGTTATTACCTAATGAGCAAAATTCTTTATATTTAACTTTAGGTACAGGTAAGTCTTCATGGGAAGTTGGAGAAATGATGAAATTATCTCACTACAAATACCTTGAGATAAAAGAGAGGGCAGAGATATTTCTTAAAATGTTTAGTGAATTTCTACAAAAACATGAATCTCTATTTAGATGGGATGGGCCTTGTACAGAAGATTTTAAAGAGTATATAACTGCTTGTATTTGTGATCGTAAAACTGTTAAAGAAGCCCGTTTATACACTGGTCTTTCAGTTAACCTACTAAACCCAGTATCAGAAAAATTAATTACTAAGAACCTTAATAGATTAAAGGAATCTGATAACGGATGGGACCTTGATACTCTGGAGTTAATTCTAGAGTTTGATAGATGGAATAATTTTAGAATATTACCTAAAATGTTACAGAGACCTTCTGCTTATAAACGTAGGGTAAATAAGAAACATAAGATATATATCAAGTACCTGTTGGATCATAAGAAAATGCCTAACTGGTTACTTGAAAGGATTGAAGAAAGATTTAAATGTAAGGCAAGGAGAAAGTACACTGAAGATCAATATTGGATCTGTTTAATATCAGATACTTTGTATAAGGATGGTTATAAAGTAATTCCAGTTAGAAAATCTGAAGAGCTTTTGAAAGAAATGAATAAGTTCTATATTTATGTATTTAAGGAAAAAGATCATGCAGATAGCTTTGGTTTTATGGTAGCTAATTATAGAATAAAAACTTCTCAAGTTAGGCTTGGATTAAAATTTTGGCCTGATTATAGATTAGCAGTAGAATCGGCTATCAACTACAATAATATAAATAACCTTGATTTTGACGTAAGTATACTTAAAAAAGCACATAAGAAACTTAAAAATGCTAGAGGATAGATGCTTCCACTACCTTATCCTCAGTATTTAGTAAATAATATATTAAATTATTTGCATATTATATATAAATGTAGTAAATTTGCAAAAGAAATAATAAATAACAATTTTATAAATAGTCAATATGGCAAGGAACAAAAAACAAAACAGTCCAAAGGTATCATTCTTAAGAGATGCTTGCACTCATGATACCTATAAAGACATTAAAAGAAAAGCTATTGCTTTAGGAATGCCTTTTCCAGATGCTACGGGTAATTCTATAGGAGCTTTATTAAACTTTATCAATAAGACTAATAATACTCCAGATCCTACCTTAATAGATAAATATGATAATTGGATGGATAATCAGTTATCTGAATTAGGTTATGAAAAGGATGATCCTATAAGATCTTCAAGATTAAGGCTTGGGTTTCTCGGAGACGAAGATGAGAACGGAAAACCAAAAATAAGAAGAGTACCTGGTATCAAAAGACCTAAAGAGAAAAAACCTGTAAGGGAAAGAGATAAATTCTCTTTATATAAAGGTACTAAGAAGTCTTATACTTTTGAATTAACTGAAAAGGGTTTATCTTTAGATAGAATTACTAGAAGAGTATTAAAAAAGTTCCCAGATGCTAAGGAAAAATCAATCAGTCTTTGGCATAGAGCTTGTTTAAGAGAATTAAAGAAGAAAAATGGTTAAATTAGCCAGAGACCCTCATATAGTATGGAAAGATAGGTATTATATATGGACCTATAAACCTATTAAAAGAGAGAATAAGAGATATACTCAAAGAAATTTATATCCTAAATTCATAACTCCAATTCCATACTTATCAAGGTTACATATAAAACATGTAATAGTATATTCATTTGGACCAAAGGTTTTAACTAAAATACATATAATCAGTGGCAAAAGACTAATAAAACAAGGTATTACTTATCTTAAATGGGGTAAATACCAATATAACTGCTTCTACCTAAAAGATAGAATGGTTCATGTAAAGAAATGGGCATATCCTCCAGAAGATAAAAGAGATGCTCATCGTAGAAGGAAGTATATAACCAGATTATGCAAAGCTGCCGAAAGGATGGATAGAATTGAGTTCAACAGATATTATAAACTTCAAAATTATGGCTATAATTACTCAGGATTTAGCAGATATTATCTGCGGAATCAATATAACAAGGTCAGAGATGCTATCGCACAGGAGATATTTACGCCTAAGCAAAGAAGAAAAATTAGACTTCGATAAATATAAGGATAAATACTCTTATAGGGAATGGAGAGGAGCTTTTATAATAATGAAGTATTATAATATACCATTTCACCATAGGATGTTTAGGCAAGTATATAAGTTATATAATATACCTTCAGTAGAGTTTATGAAAAGGTATAGGACTAATATTAACAAGAAATGTTCCATACCTTCCATTAAGCCTAAATATTTAATAAGGGAATTAGAGTTTCAAGGTTTTGTACCTCTACAAGATTATAAATTAAAATATGGGTGGAATTACATATACTCTATAGTAGATGGTAAGTTCTATATATTTCCGAAAAGGTTAGTATATGGAGGTAAACATAAAGTATCGGATAAACATCCTCATTTATTAGAAGAATGTTCAAAATGGGGATTAGCAGGATATGGTTCCTATACACAAAATGATACTCAAGTTAAGATACTATTTATAAATCAAAAATCAAACAGGCATTGAAAAATACTCTACTAGATAGAGGTTTTCAATATAACATTGAATTTAGGGATTCCTTCAACCAAGGATATTCATCATATTAATTAACATTTATATAAACAATTAAATTTTACAGTTATGGCTAGAAAAAAAGCTGCACAAAAGGAATTGAAAATCGTTTCACAGGTAGAACTAGAAAACGGTACCGTATTGGTTCAGTATGAGGATGGATCTTATGCAGTACTTGCAAAGATTGCTATCCCTGCAGAAACTGCTTCTTCATTCTTTGGTTCTGACGAAGACGATGACGATGAGGATTCTGACGAAGACGATGACGATGAGGATTCTGACGAAGACGATGACGATG